TGACACCATCTTTAAAGTTTACTTTTGCTAAAACATTTAAACCACTTTGTGTAAAAGAAACACTGTCTACATAAGTGTGACCAACGACATTAACTGATAAGTCGCTAGATGTAAGTGTAGATCCAGTGTTAGGCGTTATTAATATATCTACAAATTGCTTTTCAGTATGTATTTCAGTACCTACTTCTACATCAAAAGTAGAACCTGGGTTTGTAGTGTTAGCTATACCTGTTAAAGTTACTGTAACAGTTTTATCACTAAGAGCTGTGTCACCTGATATAGCGCTTAAATTACCTATACCTTGAACGGTAAACTCATGTGAATCTAAATTTTCTAAAGTTGTTTCTTCACCTTTTATATAATTATACCATCTACCTTCTTTTTCTTTAAACTCTTGCACTGATCCATTCTGCTCATCAGTTGTTATTGATTTACAATACCAACCTTTTGCAAATGTTTCTGAAGGGTTATTGTAGTTGTTACCGGCATCATAATTCTTTGTGTATTTTCTAGATTTACTACCACTATAATTAACAGTTTTAAAACCTTTTATAGAGTCAGCTTCATCATTAACTAAAACATTAACTGATGATTCGTAATATTTAGTAGCATCATCTTGACCAGCTGATGTGTCATAAAACCTATTTCTTTTTTCGTTTGTATGTGACCACAAATCACCATTTTTTATACTGTAGTAAACATTATTTAATGATAAAGCGGCTTCAGGTATGAATGATTTAAAACTAGGAAAACCATTTACCTTTTCATCAAAAGAAACTGTTTGACCATCTAACGTTAAGTTGTATAAACCTTTACTATCATCATAACTACCTAATATTAAATTAGACTTAGGTAAAGTATCTTTAAAAAAGTCTTTCATACCTAAATCAGATATAGGTGTTAAACCATCTCTAGACAATCTTAAAACAGCTCCTCTAGCTTTATCTACAAAATATACTCTGTAAGCGTATGAAGAAAATGATTCTGGATTTAAAGATATACCGTACTCACCTACAAAAGGTATAGATTGGCCAAGTACTCTATTAGTAGCTGTTAACTGTGGATTACCACTAGCTTCAAACAAAGCATCTTTATTTGCTAGTACCTTTAAAACTTTATCCTCACAGAATACTATTAAATCAGTATTTCTAGCATGTAGTTTTTGTATACTGCCATAGTGAGGGTTTAAATCCTTAGTTATAGGTTCACCTTGTATAAATTGATTTAATCTATTTATACCACTTGTTGAATTAAATAAGCCAGAGAATATTAAACCATTTTTTCTTCTTTCTTCTTTATAAGGTTCGTCTAATACAGCAGAGACTTTAACTCCTTTACCTATACGAGGAGCGTTGTAATCATCGTTTATTCTGTCGGATTCTACACCATTACCAAACGAGTAGCAGTTTTTAAAGTCTAAAGTATGCGTTCCACCGTGATCACTAACCGGTCTTGACGCACCAGTTTCATAATAAATATCTAGTTCAACAGATTCTTTAGGTTCTGTTTCCCATATAGCAGGGTTATTCGATGTTAGCACTTCAACGTCTGTTGTTATTACATTTTGTAGTAACTGTATTTCATCTATATAGTTTCCAGAAAAGTTACCACCATTACTAGTAAAAGAGTCTTCGTAAGGTGTTCCGTTTTTGTGGTGCTCGAATGTTATATTATATCTTCTTTGCTTACTAGAGAATAATTTTTTTCTACCGTTTCTTCTATATTTATAATCAATATCACAGTTAGTAACTTTATATATTTCACCTAACGCATTGTTAGTAGATCCTTTAAACCTAAATAATGTTTCGTGTGTTGATAAAACTTTTAAAAAGTCATTTGGAACACCGTGACCTGGTCCAAAGTTTCTAGTTCCACTTTTTGGTCCACCCGCAAAAACAACTGTCATATTGTGAGAACCTAAAACAGGGTGACCATTATTAGCTTGACTCACTTTGTTGTTCCTAGCTCTAGTATCATACCAAGATGCTTCTGAAGTAGAATCACCTGGTCCAGTGTTAGGACAGTTAGTAAAAATAGTTCTAGTATCTGAAATACCAAATTGCTCGTTTTCTTCTGGAAAACTATCTATTATATTTGTATCAAAATTACCATCTCTATTAATCTTAACAAAAAACCTACCATAAAATTCAGCTTTTCTTTCAAATTTTTCTTCAAACAGTATTATTTCAAAATCACTACCAGCTGTTATATTGTTAACCATAGTATCACCAGTTTTAATTGGCTCTTCTAATGTTATTTTATATATGTGTTCTTTTTGGTTATTTGATCCAGTAGTATCTTTATCACCAGTTGGACCACCACTAAGAACGTTATACTTATCACTTCTTATTCCGTTTACAGATATTTGTATAACAGCATCAGATGAAAAACCTTCACCAAAGCTAGTATTTGAAGCAGGGTCTGGTCCTCTAAATTCAAATGATATACTACCTACCTGAGGTATACTAGATGATCTAGCTTCTACATCACCAGTTGCTACAGCTCTTTCTTTTATTTTAAGAAAATCAGGTGCATCATTTGATATGTCTAGTATTTTATACCTTGATTTTGTAGTAACAAAATCGTCTGAATCGTGTTTCTTTTTTAATATCAAATAAGTCTCTTCATCAATTTTATTTCTTTCAGATGAAGGAAAACTTAACCAAACATTACCATCTTCTGCTAGATAATACCTATCCATAGCTAGATTATAGTATTCGTTAGATGTTTCTTTTATGTAGTATTTAAAATGCGTAGCCCAGTCTGGTGGCTGATTATTTAAAGTAACGTTTATACTATTTACTGTTTTAGCATAATTTTTACTAGTTTGTTTAGAAGCTTGAGAGCTAGTAAACACTGGTGACTGTCTATTATACGCATCTATATAAACAACACCTACCTGATATGTTCTTAATGATTTTATAGATAACTCAGGTTCTTTTACTGTTGATATAGAAGATTGACTAATAGACATAGATATATCCGGAAGATTAAAGTCCTCTATATTATAGTTTTGTAAATAGTTTGCAAATATAAGTCTATTAGCTGTAACCTCTTGAGCTTTTGCTTTTCTAGGAACATTATCCCAAGGTCTAATCATTTGATTACTCTCTACAACTTTACTTATAATTTCTGATTCTAGTTTATACTCTGTAGGGAAAGATCCAGAGCTATTTCTTTTAAGTGTGTCTACAACATAAACATTACTATTATTTGATTCCTTGTATAATATATCAACTTCTTGAACATCTATAGGTTTATATCCTGGTATGCTAATAGATAACTGTCTTAAATTATTTATCATACCATCATTATAACCATTTGTCGACAAGTATTCAAAAGTGTCAGGTAAAAAAGCTAATTCACTGAAAGGTGAAAATACAGAATATTCACCAGAATAATACTTAAATCTAAAAGCAAATCTTACAAACTTTTTTTCAAATAAAACACCTTCTTCACTTAATATAGCTTCCCATGTTAATGGTACATAAGGTATTTCAATTGGTATACTTTGTATAACGCAACTAAATACATTGCTACTACTTATACTACTTATTAAAAGTTTTATTTCAAAAGTTTCTTGCTGACCTAAGTCTTCGTATGTTGATTTACAAGTTATAATATCTCCTACTTGCCAATTTGGTAAAGGTGAAAAAGTTAGGTTTAATGTGGTACCAGCATCTTTAGATATACCCTCTGTGGATGTAAACGTTGTAGCTGTTGCGTTACTTATTATTACGCTTGAAGTTCCAGTACCTATACCGCCTCTAGTAGAAGAACTCATTGTTAATGTTGGTGGAACAATAGGTGCTTTTCTAGCTACAGTTATATTTTCTTCTGTAAAATCACCAAAAGCTGCAGGATTAAATCCAGATGGAATTTTTTGCCCACTATACTTGGTGTGTGTTGTAAAGTTGTTAGAACAACCAGATTTAAATATTGTTATATCTATTTTCTTAGGTTCTTTAACGTCATCGGTCCACAATAACATGTTATCTAAAACGTTTATACCAGTTATATACGTATCATCTTGCCAATCAAGTATATTGTTAGCATCTACTAAAACTGGTGATATAATACCTTTTATATCATCATATTCAGCAATACAATCTGACTCGTCTGCTTTTATAAACCAGTATATCTTATCGTTTTCAGTGTTAAGAACAGATCCAACACATTTAGCGTTTGTTAAGCCAAAACTTAAAGTATCCCAGTTAGAAGTTATTGATTTAGAATTTGAATTAAATTCTTTACCTTTTATTCTAGTAGTACCTCTTACGTTTTGTATAGTACCTACATCATCACCTTCAGAAGTAGATATTTCTATATTCTGCGCGTCTCTATACTCTCCATTAGGTACTAACCTCTCGTCCAGGTCTTTGTTCATTTTACCTGCACGAAAGTGATGCTTTAACTCTGGCATATCTTAATGTTTAATTACTTTAGATTTATTTCTTAAAACTTGACTAAGTTCTTCAGCTTTTAAATTACTTAATCTAAGTTTAGCTTTTCTTATAGCTGCAAATTTTTCTTTTTTAAATCTTGCCACTAAATATTCAGGTACTAACGTTCTTGCTGATAATATAGCGTGTGCTACGTATTTATATATAGCGTCTTCAGCAAGTTTATGTATTATTTTTTCAGCTTCTGTAGCAACACCATCACTTATATATTTTAAAGTTATTGTTTTTGTGTTTAAATCTGAGCTAAAATGTACAAAACCTCTTGTGTTGTCTATGTAGAAAACACCATTACCTTGACTAAAAGAAGGTTCTAAACCATATCTTCTACCCTCTGCTAAAACTTGATCAACAGCGTTTTGATTTGTATCAGCTTCAGTTTCATTTCCATCTCCTTGAGCTTTGTATGTTGACCACGTGTTTGACTCAGATGCTTCTAATAACGTGTTATCACTATTAAATAAATAATCATAACTACCATCTTGTAACAAGGCTTTTGGGTTGCTTGTTTTTATTGCTGGATATATAACTCTTTCAATACCAGATGTGTCTTTCCATGATAGCTTAACATAGTTAACATAATCGTGTGGAAGTTTCATTTTTAATGAAGGTGGTATTTCTATTTCTTGTGATTTTTCTGATCTCAATGTATCATAACTAAATTCCTGCATACCTCTTTGAACATGAAAAGATACATCTGTTCTTTTTATTTTAGGTATTAATTTATCTTCACCAACATAATTTATTATAAAGTTATTTATAATATCATCTATTTTTATATATTGATAATTACCTAGTTCTTCACTAAATGTTTTTTGTTTTAAAGTAATTACATCTCCAGCAGATTTTTCGTTACCACTAGTAAATGTTACAACGTTGTTACTATATCCGTATGTAGACGCAGAAACTTCACTACCATTTACAAATATATCAAAATCAGAAGCTGTAGATGGTGCTGGGCTAAAATTAAATGTAAAAGCGGTTTGTCCAGCGCTAGCAGTTCTTTGCTGACTGTTATCGTAATACTGTCTTTGTGTTCCTGTGAATAATGACATATTTTATTATTTTTCTTGTTGTACGTTCTGTGCTTCCTCTTGAGCAGCTATTGGATATAACTGAGGATCTTTTATTGTTATACCAGCTAGCTCTAATATTTTTATAACTAATTCAGACTCTTCTGAATCGTGTAATTCAAAATTATCAGAATTTGTAACGTTATATAATTCTTCGCCTAACACAGTTGTAGAAGACCATTCAACTTGTTGTGGCTTAGCTATATAGTTGCATACAACCGTATCATTATTATCTATTGTTGTTGGATAAATTTGTATAGCCCTTTCACCATTAGCTGTTGTTTGATTTCTAACATATACAGGTCGGCTTATTGTCGGATTAGTTAAAGGTGAGTTTAGTATATGATATAGCTCGTTTTGATTAATTTTTTCTATTTCAACATAGCTTCCACACTTGTTAGTGTATAATTCACCCATACGATAATGAACAGGTAAAGTTCCTACACCGCTAGCGCTCATTACTACTGCCTGCGAGTTTCTTTCAAATACATCAATTTTTTCATTAATAATATCTACCATATCAGAATGTGTAGAATCATTACCAGGCATTTTCATAAACTGATCTAAGTCATAAAAGTATTGTTCAAAAATATCCATCTGTGCTTGATTAGCAAATAAGTTAAACTCTTGAGGTGTTATGTATCCTCTTTGCTCTTTGTTTGCTATTGCTAATACTCTTTGGTATACTGTATCTATGTTTACTGCCATAATATTTTTATTTATAGTAAGTAACCACCCCATAGAGATGGTTACCTCTATAAGTGATTAATTATTTTAATCTTTTTTCTAAGTTGTTGAAAACTTCTAAACCTTCATCTGTCTGAAACCATGCAGCTAATGCTGAGTATGGGTGTTCATCAAACGGTATGTTCATTAGTTTTCTACCATTGCTAGCCCATGTGAATGTTCTGTTATCAGGTGAAAGTTTTATTAAACCTGCTTCGGCACATTTTATACCAAAGTTTCTTAGTTGAACGTTTTCATCTTGTGCTAAACTTATAAATAAACTTGGATTTCTTTTTGCAAATAATAATAAATCCCTTTTTATTTCTTTTGAAGTCATTTTAGAAACTTGGCTACCTATTTCAACTCTAAGTATACCTTCAGCTAATTCTATGTCTAAATCTTTAGCCACATTTAAAGCTTCAATTTCTAATTCAATGTAATCTAAATCATTACCAGCTTCTTCCACTTGATCATGCTCTTGAAATATAACATTTTTAAGTGGGTGATAAATTGATAATAGTTTTTGTAACGATTGCATTCTTGCAGGTACTGATAAAGCACCGTTTCTAAAGATAATTCTTCCTAACGTAGAAGTTCCCTTTTGCTCATCTGCTAAAGGAGACGGTTGGTTAGTTGCATATCTTAGTTCTCTTTGAAATCCTTGTTCAGAATCGAACCATAATAGAGGTTTTCTTCTAGTATGTTTACCTGGTAGAGAAAATACCAGAGGTTGTTCTTTTGTTGTGAGATAGTAAATTCTATCTTTTACTTCCCAATGCACACCTTTAGGTACGCCTATTGTTTGTTTTTCCATGATATAATATAATTAAAAAGTTTAAAATAAAGGTTTAGGGTGCCGAAGCACCCTTACCTTCATAAGTTACTGTGATTAGTCACCTTGTACACCATCAGTAGACTTTAACAATACAAAGTTGTTAGCAGCTTGAACACATAGACATCTCTCAGATAAGAAATGAACGTTCATAGCGTCTTCGTCGCTTGTAAAGTTACCACCTACAGATCCAGTGATCCAAGATTTCATTCTTCTATCGTCAGCTTCAGATGCTCTATATCTAACGTGTAAGAATGGTCTTTGGATGTTTTTACCCATAATCTGATCGTAAACTGTTGAAGTTCCAGCAGGAACGATAACACCTTCAATATCAGCTACAAGTCCTCTAGTAGTAGAGTCATTTAAGTATTTCCAGTCAGTTTTGTAGAAGTCATAAGAACCTCTTCTGAATCCAGAGAAACCTAAATTTAACGCCATTTCCTCAGAGTTATTAAAAACACCATAAGAAGTACCACCTGTACCGTAAGAATTTTGAGCAGCAAGCATGTTGTCAATAGAAAGAGTTGTAGCTCTGTCTAAGAACATCATGTTTTCTTCAATAGAACCTTGCTTATCAAGTTCTTGTAAGATAGAATCAAACTCAGCTAAACCTTCATGAACACCAGAAGATACTGGGTCATCAAAATCAGCGTTGTTATATACTAAACCTCTAGACGTGATAGCAGCGAATAAACCTTCAGATCCAGAAATACCTGAAGCAGAAATTGCAGATGAACCTGCTTTTTTCTCAGCTTCAATCATAGCCATTTCTAATTGATCTTCAAATCTAATCCTTGCTTCATGCTCAGATTTTAAGTACCATAAATATCCAGAAGTACCAGCTTCAGTAGCAACTTCAACCCAACCAATCTGAGCAGTGTCAGATCCGTTTACGCTATACTTGTCTCTCAAAATAATTGGCTTATTAGAGAAAGAAGTAAACGTAGCGTCTTTTTTGTTACCAGCGTTACTTGATCCTTTTGCATATTCTGAACCGTATACAAATACTTTTACAGCAGATACCCCATCAGAACCGATACCAGAAATATCAGCAGCAGTATAAGGTTGAGCTGTTACAGTAGTTGCACTAGGCACAGCAGATACATAACATTTTAAAGTTGCACCACCTTTACTAACGATGATAGTATCACCAACGTTAATTAAGTGTGCAGCAGAAAAAGTTAGTAAGTTAGCAGAAACGTCAGTACCTACGACATCGTCGTAAGCAACGTGAATTCTACCTTGTTCTGACCATACGACTTCGTCAGAAGCCATAGGCATTTCAGCACCAACCATAGCTAAAAATCCAGAAATTGTTCTATTTCCGTATCTTTCGACTTCTTTTTCATAAACTTCCGGTAGGAATTGTTTTGTGAAATTAAAATCGTTGCCTGAGATGCTTAAGTAATTTGAACCAAATAATGTCTTATTCGGTCTCGGAGTTAAGTGCGATAGTTCCGCACCAGTTCCAGCAAATGCTCCCATAATTTTTAATTTTAAGTTTTAATTTATTTTCTAATTTTAACTTTGAAATCAGAAACTGAGTCACCAGGAACAGCTTTTACTGACCAACCTGGAGTAGGTATGACATTGTCATTTACTTTTCTAGCATCCATGTTGATATTTTTAGACTTAGCCATGCTATCTTTTATAGCATCAGCTTTACCTTGTTCATAAAAGTGTTTGGCAACAGCATCAGGGTTCATAGCGGTAAATAAAGATTTATGATAACCTTGAGCGTCATCCATAACGTTATCTTTGTTAAGGAACTTCTTAACAAAATTATTTATGTCGCTTTGAGTTTCTTTAACTTTATCGCTATTCTTCACATTAAACCTAAACTTTTTTTCTCCAACATTATATTCAAAACCTTTGAACTTGTCGTTAAAAACCTTATTGGTTTTATTTAAAAAAGCAGTTTGTTGTTCCTCTGCTACTTTTTGCGTTGTTTCCAACTCATTGTTGTAACGATCGAAAAAATCTACAGCCTTCTGTTGATCTTGCGTTAGCTTAGATCCAGCTTTAATTTCTTCGTAATATTTAGACTTTAAGCCGTCTAAGTGGCCTTTAGCGCTAGCAACTTGCTCTTTCAACGCTAATTTCTTTCTCTTGATGTCACGATCTTCATCAACCTCTTCATCTATTGAAAATTGATCGTCCATCATAAAACTAATTTCATCATCGTTTAGATGTGGTTTAGTTTGTTTGTAGTATTCTTTAAGTAAAGATATGTCATCATGATTACTATAATCTTGATTTAATCTAACAAAATCTTCTAAACTACCACCAGTATCGTTCATAAAGTCTACAACTTTTTGAATATTTTCTGGTAAAGGTTCAGCTGTGTTTTGTGATTCTTCTACAGCTTGCTCTACTTGTTCTTGTAATTCTTCTGTTTGTTCTTCAACCTCTTCATCTGTTATTTCTTCAACAACAGCTTCTTCTGTTTGTTCTTCAACCTCTTCAACAGGCTCTTCAGTAGTTTCTTCTTTTACAGGTTCTTCTACTTCTTCTTTTTTAGTTAAGTCAACCTTTATGACCTCATCTTCTTCATTACTGACTAATTGTTTTGGTCTTTTAGGTTTTTCTTTCATTTTCATATCTCCACCCTCTTTTTCTGGGGTTTCGATTTTAGCATCAACTAAAGTTTCATTTTCTTTAATTGCAGCTTCTTTTTCAACAGGTTGTATTTCTTCTACAACCTCTTGGCTTTCATTTTTTTCCGCCATAATATAATATTATAAAATTAAACAAATTATCTAGGGTTAAACATACCTAGATTACCTAGGTCACCTAAACTATCATTACCCATAGATTCAAACTTTTTAGGTGGTTTATTGTTATTTCTTTGATCTATTAATTCAGATTGTTGACTAGCTTGTATTCTAGTACGTTCATCTTTACGATCTTCTTTTCCATCTTCTTTCTGCTTGTTAACATTAAGCTCCATATTTTTCAATCTCATGTTGATCATAAATTCATGATTCATAAGTTCTTTTTTAATAGCAGCTTCTTGTATTAACTTTTGATTTTCTAATTGAGCTTTGCCTTGCTCCAATTGCATTTGACTTTGTATTAAAGCTTGACTTTTTTGTACCTCAGCTTGAGCAGCTACTTGTTGAGCTTGTGCATTAGCTTGAGCTTGAGTTTGTATATTTTTTTCTTGTAACAATTGATCTCTCTCTTGTTTCTTTTTTCTTCTAACTTTCAATAATTGATTTGCTAGCTTCACGTTCTTTATAACTCTAAGGTCAATTGCATCGTCAAGCTCAATCATTTTTTGAGCTAAAGCAACTTGAATGTTATTTTCTAACATTTGTTTTTCTTCTTCATCTGGTGATATTTCTAAAAATATACCAAAATCATATAGGTGTAACTCAGCAACATCTTGTAATGTACCGACATTGTGACCACCGATTTTCTGTATAAAAGCATCTCTTGTAGGAGAATATTCTAATATATCAGATATTCTTAAAGATATAGACTCAGCAACTTCTGCTGTAAGATATAAACCAGAATTTAATATATGCCTTGTAGCCGTGTTACTATTAGCAGCAGCTAGTTTTTGAACACCAACTAAAGCTTTAGCATCAGGCGTGCTACCATCTCTGGACTCATTTAAACCAGTTACATCTCTTATCATCTGTAAATAATAATTGTAATTAGCAATTAAGCTTTGTATTTTACCACCACCATTTCCAGATGTTATTTCTTGAATAGGTATTTTACCTGGATTCATATCTCCTTCTGAAGTAAAAGATCTACCTATAACAGATCCAGTTTGAAAGAACATATTTAATGCTTCTTGTGGATTGTAATTAGTTCCATTACCTAAATCTATTTCAGCTAAACCATCAGCATCTAAATAAACACCATCAGGAACCATCCTAGCCATTACTTGTTGTAGCTTTAAATGTGTTAACTGAATCATATCAGCAAAACCAGTTATTCTACCAACTAAAGATTCTATTTTACCTTTGTACAACCTTGGTGCTACTATATTATAATTCATTTTAACCTTAGTGTAATCACTTTTAGGTCTCATCATGTTTTTAGCTAACTCCCATTTTAAAAGTTTATCAGTACCTAAAATTAAAACACCTTCATATAAAACCTCTAAAGATCTTTTCATTTTACCGAACTGAGCTTCGTAAGCCTCAATAGGTGGGTCAAATGTATCATCACGCATTATAACTTTAGTAGCTCCACTAATAGTATCTTTTACTTTATAAACTTCATTCATATAGGTTTTATAATTAAAATATAAAACTTCTATAGTGTTTTTATCTTCGTTATCGTTTTGTGCTGCTGTTCTATAATGTAAGTTAGATTTTTGGTTTGGTTGTTTTATTATTCTTTGCAACTCACCTTCATCTAAACCAGGAAATTCTTTTTTAAGTTCATTTATTGGTAGAGTTTTAACTTCTCCAACGTAATATAAATCCTCAAAATAAGGTGATTCAGTATATGAGTAAACTATATTAGCAGGATCAACATACTCTACTTTTATACCTTCTGAAGTTGTAAACTTGTCTTTAACACAAGCTATACCAAGAGTTGTTAAATCGTAGTATAATCTTTTTCTTGTCTCTTCAAACTTATTACCAGTTAATATTGTAGTAATAGCTTGTTCTTCTGCTATTTCAACTTCTTGTTTATAACTAAGCTGCATGTGTAAGTTTAATTCCTCTTCACTATCAGGTAGAGTTTCAGGTGCATTTTCTTGTAATGATATACCTAAAGAATCTTGTGCAAAAGTTATAAGCTCTTTTGTTTCAATATCTCTTAATATTGATTCCATATAAGCTGTTCTTTTACTCATTCCATAAGGATCTTGAGAGTATGCTTTTATATCATAAGTTCTTTCAGCCATGCCATTAACTACTATATCTACAAACTTAGGTATAATAGGTACTGGCTTCCAGTCTAAATTAAGGTATGATAAATCACCATTTATAGATAATTCATCTTTATATTTTTGTATACTTTGTTCTCCACGAGCATATAACCTTAACTTATGAAACTCATTTTGATTATTATAAAATCTATTAGTACCAGAATCACGTTTAAACCACTCTGACTCTATGGCTCTACCGACTTTTAAACCATATTCAAGACTAGCCTTCTCTTGATCGCTGACAACCTGACTTGGAAAATAACCTTTTGTAACTGATTCTGCCATTTTTATTCTATTAATTTTGATCGCATACCTTTATTTTTATACTTAGCTATACTTATATTTACTTTTTCTCTTCTTATTTCTGCGTTTGGTCTGTATAAGTTTTTATTACAAGCCATTATCGCTAAACCTGAACTAATAGCAGCATCAAACTTTGTTCTATTATTTATATCAAACTTAGCCCAATCACTTAAAGTGCTATTAAAGTATATATCACCATGTGTACCATCTCTCTTCATACCAACATGATCTTGTATATACATTTCAATTGCAGCAGCATGTGCTTGTTTTATATCCTCACTTGAGTTAGGTATTCCACCTACTTCTTTTTCTGCTGTAGATAATTTA